AGACGGTGCCAGGGAACACCCGGTCCAGATCATCGGCGATACTCGGCACCGTGCCATCCCACTGATTGGCAATTGCCAGCAGCTTAAGCACGGCGCGATAGGTGTCATCATCCAGGGCGATGATGCCCTCGATCGGATCGTATGCGCCCAGCCAGATACCCTGATTGAACCCGGTGCGCGGGCCGGCGCCGTCGTTGAAGGAAAAGAACACGCCCTTGATCGGCGCCTGGATGTAGCGGGTGCGGCCGATCCATTGCCCGACCTGATCGAGTTGCACGCCGACCGCGGTGTCCAGATCGAAATCCGCCGTCAGCTTGGCCAGCATGTCCTGGGCGTCGACCAGCGGCTGCACCAGCGTCGCCACCGTGTTGACGAATTTAGGCTTGTCGGAATGCCACGAGGTGATCAGACCGATGTAGTCAGCGAGGGTCACGGACTGACCGTGATGATCACGTTACTCGGCAGGCAGCTCGCCATCTGAAAAATACTGATCGCGATGTTGGTGGTGCCGTAACCGGCAAACCCGACATTGTCCGGCGGCGTGCCGATCGCCATGGCGATGATATCGTAAGTGCCGGTAGCGCCAATCGGGGCGCCAGACTCCGTGCACAGATTAGCCGGCATCCACAGCTTGCTGTAAATCACGCTTTCGCCGGAGCCGAGCGCGTTGATGTAATCGCTGACCGATTGCGAGATCGCGGCACCGATGATGGTAGAATACCCCGCCAACGCTTTCAGCGTGATGTGCACACCGATCGTCACCACGCTCGGGATAAAGAACCCGATATCATGCGGCAGCCCATACACATCATCGACCGTCTCGCGGGTGCTGCCGTAGGTGTAGCAGCCGGGCGTCTTCTTCAGCAGGATGGTCTGGCAGATTTGAATCGCGTCGCCACCCTGCACCACCAGACTGATGCTGTGCGGTGGCAACGGCCCCTCCGCAAGGTTGGCCGGCGGTGGCGGGTTGGGTGGCGAGTAGTCGGTGTTGGTGTCGTTCTCATAACCCTTGACCGCCGTCACGCCCGGCAGCCCGGCCACCGCGCCGATCATACCGGACAGCACCGACAGCGCCGGCAGCGCCGTGGACACCGCTTGGCGAATACGCAGCAAGGGATCGCTCTCCACCGGCGCGCCGGGCGTCGCGGCTGCCGGGTTGGTGGCTGTCTGCCAGCCCAACGTCACGGTGTAGATATGCGCGATGTCGCCGGGCGCTGCGGAGACCGCACCCAATGTCTGACAGGTTGCAGTGACAGTGATGTCGCCGCTGGGCGGGATCGTCACGCTGGCCGGTAGCCGCCAGTTGTTGCTGGCCGGATCCTGCACGATGCCGTTGGTGATCACCGTGCCCGCCTCTCCGACCAGATAGAGCGCCGCGGTTGAGTTGGACGGCACGTGCCGGGCCAGCCCGTTGATCTTGACCATCGAGCTCAGCCCGACGCCCTGCGCGGTGCTCGGGCTGAACGAATTGTAGACCGCGACACAGGCCGCATTGGTGTCGTTGAGCGCGGCGGCGAACACGCCGATCATCTGGCCGTCCTGGCTGTCGTTCGAGACCACGATGTCGGCGCCGTGGATCGCCTGGAATTGCCCGATCAGATACTGCTGGATGACGCTGAAGGTGGGTGCGTGGATGCCGGTCGCATCGACGTAGGCGGAGGTGGGTGAGACGGTTCCTGACATTCACCAACTCCCGGCCGTTAGGGCGACGCGAAACTGCGTGATGTTGACCAGCCCCGGCTGCGTCAGATCGGCGGGCACATTGATGACGCGGGTGCCGCCACCACCCTGGATGCCTACCGCGATCGCCATCTGCACCGTGGCCAAGGGGGTTGGTGTAGGCAGTGCCGGCGCGGGGGCCCGCAGCACGAGGCGGACCGGCGCGGGTGCCGGAGGCGCCAGCAGACGCAGCAGCGGCGCTGGCCGCTCGACCGGCGCCAACGGGGTCGTCCGTCGGGCCTTGGTGGGTCGTGGCGGTGCCACCACGGCGGGCGGTGGGGTTATGTGGTGGCGCTGCTGGACGGCGCGTAGCGCCACCGCAGGGGCGGCACGTGGCAGCTCGCGCGGCCGGACCACCCGGCTCGGTGGCAGCGGCTTGAGGATTGCCAGCGGCATTAGTAGCTCCCGGCAGCGAGGGTCTGGATCTGGAAGTCCGTGACGTCGGCTTGTGGCCCCTGGGTCAGATCGGCCGGGGTATTGCCGATCGCGGTGCCACCCAGCACGCCGAGCCCGGCCGCGGCCGTCTGTGAGACCGCCGCCGGCGCCGTCGGTAACGGCGGCACGATGCCCGGCAGCTTCGCCGCCACCAGCGCCACCGGGCCATACACCGTGTCCAGCGAGAGCGCGGCGATCCATTGCCGCGCATTGGGGTCGGTGGTGGAGAAATATTGCGCCAGATCGGTCACCCCCGGGGTGCCGAGAACGCGCGCCTGCACCACCACGTCCCGGGTTGCCCGGGTGCGCACGCCCAGCACCTCGGTGGCCCATGCGGTGCCGTCGGTGGTGTCGGCGAACCACTCGCCGAGGTTCAGCCGTAGCCGGGTCAGCACCAGCTGCGCCACCGCCTCGGCCTGATCGATCCAGAAATTGCCCTGGCCACGACCGAAGGTCATGTCGCCATTGGCATCCAGGCGGCGATACCGCATCTCAGGTCCCCGGCGTCGGTGGGTTGGCGGCTCCGCCGCCCTGGTGATTGATGTGCTTGGAGAGCGTGACGAAGCCCATCGTGTTCGCCTGGGCGAACACCTCGGCGTCGCACATGATCGTCCCGGTGACGTGCAATGTCGGGCAGTTGATGGTCATCGTGCCGGGGCAGGTCATGGTGACATTGCCGTTCTCGCCCAGAAGCTGCACCGAGCTGGACCCATCTTCGTTGAGCAGATTGATCGAACTGTTCGCTCGCATGTTGATGACACCCTTGGTGCCGTCCAGTTCAACGTAGGTTTGACCGTCATCGCTGCGCAGCTGCACCGTGCCGGCCGAGGCCGGTGGTGCTGCCGCCCGCGTGGTGCCGCTGGCGCCCAATCGCTTCGGCTGCGAGCGCACCCCCACCAGCACGAACGCGTCGTTGATATCATGCATGCGAAAATCGCTCGGGCTCTGGGTGCCGCCGTGCTGGAACCAATTATCGATCGAGCGTTCAGCGAACATGATCAGGCAGTCGTCGCCGGGCCCGATCGGAAATGTCAGGATGTGACCGCCGCCACCCGGGAAGCACACCGGCACATCGGCAATCGGCGTGATGGCCACCATCAGCTTGGTGCCGTCGGGGTTGCGCAGCACGCCCTGAATGTCCGGCTGCACCGTGACCGTCATCGTAGCCGGGTTGTAGCTGACGATGTGACCGGGCATCGCGGTGTGGATCTGCGCCTGCCGACCATCGAGCGCCGACTGATGCATCTCGGCGAACATCACCGCGCGCTGGCGCGGATCGAGCGGTCCGGTAGGTGACGCTGCGCCGGCGGTCGGTGGTGTGGCCATCAGGGGATCATCCAGTAGAGATGGCCGCCGGGAGTCTCGCCCAGGTTCTCAAACGTCGGAATCGCTTCCGGCGTGCCGTCGGAGCGGACAAACAGCGAGCCGTTGAAATTGAGATAGGCGTATTGCGCCAGCAGATCGGCGCCGGTCACCAACGGCACCCCGCACAGCACGTTCGCGCCCTGCGCGTTGACCACATCCACGGTCCAGCCGCAGCCGCCGGCGATCGCCGGGTCGGCGTTGCGGTAGAGGAAGGTCAGCTGCAGCGGGTTGCCCGCGAGCTGGATGGTGAAGGTCTGCGGCGTGCTGCCGGATAGCGGGATCTCAAAGAACGACGCCATCGGCTATTGCCCTCCACCAAACAGGCCACCGCCGAACCGTCCCCAGGGCGCGTTGCCCTGGCCGGGTGCGAAGGTCGAATGGAAGAACGATTCCGGCACCGGCTTCGCCTGCTGGGTGCCGCCCTGGGTGGTCGGCGCGGTGCTTGCCGGGTTGGCCTGGGCGCCGGTGCCGGCGGAGACGCTGACGGAGGCGCTGACGATGTTCAGCGCTTCCATTTTGATCTCGGCGATCAGTGCATATTCGGTCGACTTGTCGTTGCGCACGGTGATCTCGGTGATCACCACGTTGGTGTAGTTGCGCTTGCCACAGGTCAGCGTGATTGGTTTGACCGGATCCTGTTTGTTGGCAGCGGTGCCGCCGACGCCCGAGCTGTATTGCAGCGCCAACAGCTTCTTGTAGATCTCCTTGGCGCGTTGTTCAGTCAACGAGGACAACAGCCCCTGGCC